CAACTGCATATGCGCTAGTGTTATGTCTCAGAAATATCTTGCCTTAAGGAATCGGCTTTTTCCCCTGCCCCTTGATGGGGGAGAGTTCGGGTGGGGGTGAGAATATCTTGCAATTTCAACATCCTTGCCCCCCCCCCCCCCCCCCACCCCCCCCCGGCCGCCCCCCCCCGCCACCCCCCGCCCCCCCCCCCCCCGCCACCCCCCAGCCCAGGCCGGGTACTTGGTGTAGGTGCCTTTCTCCAGGCCTTTATAGATTCTTCCTTGGCGGGAGAAAAGGGAGAGGGTATTTTGGACTCTGGTCTTACCCCGGCCGGAGCTGATGCCGATAGCCTTGTAGGCATCCTGAGCGGTGAAGACGTTGCCCTCGAAGGAGGCGATGAAGTCGATGATGATGGAGGTGAGGGAATTCTGCCTCATTGCTCGGAGCTTCACAATGCCGCGCTCTAGGGTCTCGAGACGGAGCATCAGGGTTCGCATCTGGAAGGCCAGGTACTCTATCTCGTCGATCAGGTAGTTAGCCACATAGCGGGGGTCATTGAGCGTCCAGGCCGGCTCGTCGTGAAGGTTTACCTCTCCACCCCGAGGGGGTATCTCTCTCATGACTCTTTCTCAAAGACGGGGGCTATCACGGGGCTCCTTTCGCCTTCTTTGCTGGTCTCGAAGTCGGAATGAGAAAATGATAAGATCAGATGTTCCCCGGTGAGTTCAACCCCGCACAACACCGCCCCCCAGGGTAGGCCATGCCTGACCCTAAATGCTCCGTGCGCTGTTCCCTCACCGAAAAAACCTTCAATAAGTTCTCGCGAAATCTGAATGCTGGCTACTCTCTTCATTTTCCTCACTCTCCTTTAGTCGGAGATGTACTCCCAATGGAGGAGGAAGTCAAGAAGAAAGTGCTTGACTTCGGACTTTGAACCGTGGTAAGGTAGCCTCCTCGGAGGTGAAAAAATGAGCATTTTTAGAAGGAAGAAACAGTATCCTTGTGCCACGGAGGGACATACGCCCCCCTATCCCTACCATTTTTCGGAAGTGGATAGGGAGCTTCTTCGTCATGACCAGGAGAAGCTCGACGCCCTCTCCAAACTTCTCGGCGTCGCCTACAGCTACGACGCCAACCGCTACCGCATTGAAGCCCACTTTATCGACAAGAGCAAGGAACCGGAGAAAAAATGAACATTGAAAAGGCTAAGCAAGTCGCTCGGGAAAAAATCTGCGATGGAAATGTCAGGGAGGCCGTCCTCTTCGTCCTCGATGCCCTCACCACACCCCCTTCTCCCGCCGAAGAAACAAAAGTCCCGAAACAGGTAAGACTCAACCTGGAGAATGTCTATGCGGAACTCGATGACCATGGCGGAGGCTTTCATGTCCACCTGAAAACAAAACCCGGATCCTCGACATTGGGAACATTTACCGCCGATGGATTCTTCCGCGAAATAGCCAGGGATAACGAAGGATACATATTCGACAAAGGTGGAGACCCGGACAGGACGAATCCGATTATGCCTCCAAATGAGGGTGGCCACGGCGTTGTGGTTAGCAAGAAGAGGACATAATGAATATTGAATTTGATGAACGAAGGTTCAAGATTTTCTATAAAGAACCTAACTTCATCTACGGCCCGGGCGTCTACCAGGATCGAGCCGATCGAGTCCTCCAGGACTGGGGCTTTACCCTGCTCGAGTCCGGCCGATATGTCGCCCCCCAGGAGGTGCGCGAATGGAACTTAACTCGAAAATCCTTGCCTATGTGGCTTATCGTGCCTCAAAATCAGCCCTCCTTAACCAACTGACGAATATGCGCCTCACCGTCGAGGCCATAACCGAAGTCATCAAACGCCTCAACATCCCCCCGGCTAAGAAAGCCCAGGTCGATGCCTTCTTCGCCGAAGCCCAACGTGACTTCGGCCGAATGCTCAAAGAGTCGTTCGAGAAGGCTAAGGCCGATACCCTGGCCACAGCCGAGGCCTATATCAAGGATTCAGGCGATGAGAAAAAAGATGAAACCAAAGTTCCCTGAGTGCTGCGCCAAGGCTAAACAACTCGATCGCAATATCGGAGGTGCCATCTGTACTGCCGCCAAACGCAATCCCAAAACAGGGGAATATGAGACGGGTAAAACAATCCACCTCCGCGATGAGTGGCATTTCAACCTCTGCCCCTACTGCGGGAAAAAAATAAAAGGAGAAAAAGGATGAAGCTCTACCCCCAAAAAGCCTACAAGGTGATCAGGGAAAGTTCCCTCTGCGGCGACCACAAGAAAATAGTCGCCCAGATCATCATGGCCCTGATCATGTGGGCCGGAAATACGCTCAGGGATGGGATCCAAGCGGAAATCGAACGCCAGCTCGCACCTCCCAAAGAAAAACTTGACACGGACCAAAAAAAAGCCTAGATTTTCCTCGTGAGAATCTTCGGCGAGGCCAGAAGTCATTACGTCCGGGCCAGAATTCTCCAGAATATCCGGCGCCAAACATCCTCTGTCCCTGAACGCGCACGCCTGAAACGCCAAATCAAAGCCGAGAAAGTTCTCTATCAAAAAGCCTGTGGAGGGTAAAATGTCAGCATCCTGCGGTCACCGAGCCCATACGCCAATAACATCTAAAGCTCAGCAAGGCCTGATGGGCACGGAATTGGCCCGGCGCCGGGCCGGCAAAAAGTCCCGTATGAAGAGCATGAAAATAAAGGAACTTGTCTCCCATCTCAAGGAGTCAGCCGGCAAAAAACTCCCGAGCCGCGCCAAGTAAGACAGTACCCCTTTCTCCCCCAATCCCGACTTTCTCTTTTTCTGAGGAGTGAATGTCTATCATCCGTACATCTTTTGACGAATCGCCGTCGAAAGAACTTCTCACCCGAAAAAGAGAGAGAAAAAGTTGGCGGACGAAGAAGCCGAAAACCCTAAAGACGAAAAGACCCAAGCCGAACGCCTGGAGATGACCAAAACCTCCGAAGAGGGGTTCTTCGGAGGAATGCAGATCGACCTCGATCGCCTCATCGATGGCCGGCGCGTCGGCGATTCCCTCAAAGAGCACGTCCTCAAAACTTTGCGCCTCGAAATCCGTAACCAAAAGGAACGTATCGATAAGCTCTCCACCTGGGAAGAACAGTACGCCGGCAAATACGAGGAAACCGACTTCCCCTTCGAGGGCGCAGCAGCTCTCTCACCCCCCTTCACTATGATTAACGTCAATACCGTGGCCGTCCGCCTTTACGATGCCCTCTGGTCAAAGAAAACACTCTGGACAGTCTCGGCCATGGAACCAGGATTCGAGGAACTTGCGCCGGAAATCGAACGCCAACTCAACTGGTTCCAAAAACATACCCTCCACCTTAAAGAAAAACTCCAAGACCCCATCATGCAAGCCCTCCAAACTGGGACCGGACTCGGCAAACTCGTCTATGAGAGAAAAGTCCGCACCACCTACCGCAATGCCACCCCCAAAGAAGTCGATGATCCCAAGACCCAAAAATATCCGATTTATAATTCCAAAAACAAAGCCGTCAAGATAATCGAACAAGTCTATAACGGGCCTAATTTCTACCCCCTGCCGAGGGAAGATGCGGTCGTCTCATCCGATTCAACTTCCTTTGAAGATGCCTATCTGGCCGGGTTCAGGTTCCGCCTCAGAAAACCCCAGGTCAGAACCAGAATAAAAAAGGGCTATTATCTTGAAGAGCCGGCCGGGAGATTGGTCGGACTCGTCAAGGAAGACGAAACTAAGGAACGCCGCGCCACCGCCCAGTTCATGGACTCGAAAAAAACCGACTACGAAAAACCCATCGAATTCTGGGAGACCTATCTGGCCTATGATGTCGATGGAGACGGCGAGGAAGACGAGATCGTCTGTACCGTGAATCTGGATAAGGGAGAAATGGTCCGAGCCGCCTATCACCCGCTCTTTTCCGGTTTCCGGCCGTTCTTCAAAATGACCCCCATCCCAGTGCCCTTCCGGTTCGACGGCCGAGGCCTCTGCGAAATCCTCGAACCCATCCAGAATGAGATCGACTATTTCCACAACCAGCGTATAAATCGCCTTATCGAAATCAACGCCCCCATGATGCTCGTCCGCGCCGGCTGCGGACTCGATGACTTCGAGCTTTCCCCGGGCCTGGTCCGCGTCACGGAATTCAATATCTCGGAGAGCGTCCGCGAGATCCCATTTTCTGATGTCTTCCCCTCCACCGAACGCGAGGAAGACCGCCTCATCGCCATGGCCCAACAGGTCTGCGGCGTCACCCCGAATGTCATGGGTATGTCAACCGCCGAACGGCCCGTCGCTAAGGAAACCTTCGCCCTTATCCAGGAAGCCAACCGCTTCTTCGCCTGGATGACCGATAACGTCCGTACACCCATCATTGAACTCGCCTACCAGTTCCTCGAAATGTTCGCCCAGTATCAGCCTACCTATGTCTATACCGATAAGGAGATGAAAGAAGGCCAAGCCGTCTTTGTCGAACGAACCGTCAATTTCCCGCTCCAAGATATCCGCCATGGGTTCAAAATCGACCTCACCGTCTCCTCCGAAGTCATCAATAAGGAAATCCGCCGGGAGGTGAACCTAGCCATTTATCAACTCATCTCCGACTATATGACTAAGATGGCTACCATGATTCAGGCAATAGTCGACAGCCGCCAGCCGAGCGATCTCAAGAAGGTCATCTACGAGGCCAATCGCATCAGCGTCCATGTCCTGACCCAAATTCTCCGCGATTACGATGTCCCGGATCCGGAAGGCATGGTCCTTGACCTTGAGAAAGTTACGGATAAGGAAAAGCTCATCGCCGATTCGCCCGACCTTCAACCCGAGAAGCCGCCCCAGCAACCGACAGCTCCTGAGCCGGGTATGGCGGAGGGCGAGGCGATGCCGCCTGAAGGAATGGTGCAATAATGGGTTACGCCTCGAAGTGTGCCTCGGAAAAGTCGACTATCGAAAATACCGATTACTTCCGGGAATTTATATCGCGCCTCACGAAGTCGCGCCAACAAACCCTTGAAATCCTCGGTGATGCCAAGGGAGATGAGGTTCTAAAGCTCCAGGGCAAAAATATCGCCATCAAAGAAGTCCTGGCACTCTGGGATACGGTGCTCGATGAAATTAAGCACCGGGAATCTAAAAAGGAGGAGTAATTTTCATGCCTAAACCCGATGAAAAGCTCGACGATGAAGGACGCGAGCTCGCGACCGCCATGGGCGTCGAGGAGCCGAGCCCTGAAGTTGAGCCGGGAGAAGAGGCGGCCGCCAAAGAAACACCGCCGAAAACCCCCGGCATCGAGGACCAAATCCGGAGTCTGCGCGAAGAGTGGGACGCCTCGCGCCAAGATATGGAAACCAGGATAAACCACCTTCAGAATGAAAACGCATTCTACCGGACAAGACTCGAAGAACGCCCCCGGGCGGAAGTAACCCGCGAGGAGGTCAAAAAGGAGGAAAAACTCCCGATCTCCGAAGAGGAGTACTATAAAAACCCGGTCAAGGCGTCAATGGCTATCGCCGAATACGCCTTAAAAAAGCAGGTAGCCAAAGCGCAAGAGGTTCAGGGCAAAAGGTACGACGAGGAAATGAGGATGTCTTACGAACGCGGCCGAGACAATGCCTTCAAGAAGTGGCCCGAGCTTTTCAAGGGAATCGAAGGCGATGTCGAAAATCTTGTCTACGAGGGCTATAAGAACCGCAGGATCACTCGCCCTCGAGAAATCGAGGATGAGGGGACCTGGGCCTTTGCAGGTGAAATTACGCGCCGCGCCAAAGGAGAACTCAATTTCGAGAAGTACTACCGCCCGAATCCAGGCGCTACGGATGCCGGCTTCTCAGAGGTCCCTTCGGCCGGACGGACGAGAGGAAAAATTGCCGCCGCTCCCGAGTGGGATGCGGAAGCGGATATTCTTCTCGAGGAAATTAACCGTGGTGAGAAAAAACCCATCACGAAAGAGGAAGTCAACTCGATGGTCACGGCTCCTCCAAAATCGAAAAGGAGATAAAATGCGAAAGTTCCTGCGGCACGTTACAACTCATATAGTCGACCTCAAACGCTCGCAGATCGACGAGGAGAAGTCGAGGCCCAAAGACGGTGTTTTCTACTTCAAGGAAAAACGCTACCTTGACTATAAGGACTCGGCTATGCGCCCGGATTATAAGTACAAATTCCACCGGAATGCTCCCTATGAGATCTCCGGCGCTCAAGCCGAGGGATGGGACTTTGTGACACTCAAAGATCCCATCTTCCCGGAAGGCGCTATCCTCAATGCCGAAAAACATTGGCAGTTCATGGACGCGGTTCTTATGAAGTTGCCGCTCCTGACTTATCTCGATTACCGCGAGGAAGCACTGGCCCGGTCCCAAAATGCAGTCAAGGCCTCCCGGGGTAAGTTCGCCTCCCAGGCAGCTTCAATCGGAGCTAAAGCGTATACCGAAGCCGAAGTCGATGCTTTGGTGAGCGAGACGAAAACACAGAAAGCACCGCCTAAGCCGTAACATCGAGTGGCCTCCTGGCCAATAAGGAGGTTACTATGGCCGGAAAAAAGATTCGACTCTGGAGCGGCCCCCCGCATCTGAAAAGATTTAAGGAAGGCGCTACCCAGACATTCAAGGAAGGCGATCCCCTAAAGATCAGCGCGGGACTCATCGTCATCGCTACCGATGGCAATGACCTCGCCGGCATCGCCGCGAAGGGAGCATCGGGCACCACCAACGCCGATGCCTTCGTCTACGTCATCACCCCCGAACAGGTCTGGTCGGTTTTCTGCACGGGCACCCCGGCCACGGCCTCCCATGTCGGAAACGGTTATGATCTGGCTAACTTCACGGCCGGAAACAACACGACCCTTTCCCTCGCCACCACAACCAACAAGGATGTCCTCGTCGAGGCGCTCGACCCCCGCGATACCCCCGCCTCTGGAACCAGAGTCCTCGTCCGCTTCAACTACGCCTCGTCTGACCTGATCGGAGGATAATATGAGTATCATCAGAGTCGGTTTCGATGAAAGCACAAACAAGGATCTTTTCAAGAATGTCCTCCGGAAACTGTTCGATAACACCGACCGGGAAGCCATGGATGAGCATCTGCTCGTTTATAAGGAATACCCTTCCGAGGAAGAGTACGAGCGAGACATGAGAATCGCCGGACTCGGACTCGGAGCTGAGGTTCCCGAAGGCGAGCCGATCCCGCTCTCCGCTCCCTACTACGGATCGACCAAGGAAATTACCCAGGCGGCTTACGGCAACGGGTTCCGCATCACCCACCGGATGAACAAGTTCAATAAGTACAACATCCTCAAGAAGATGACCAAGAGCCTCAAGGTCAGCCAGATCGAGACTCGCGACGTAGTTCTCGCCCGAGTCATGAACGACCCGACCGCCGCAACCTACACCTCGTTCGTCGGGTTCGACACACTCGCGCTCGCCTCAAACTCCCACACCATCCTCGCCTCATCCACCACCTACGACAACTACGGCGATGCGGGATTGTGCCACGCCGCGCTCGTCTCGGCCCTCAATTACTACGATACCCTCATCGATGACGGGGGCCGCGCCATCACCGCCAAACCCACCAGACTCATTTATCATCCCATGCTCAAGGACACGGCGCATGAGATTTGGCGCTCCGAAAACAAGTCCGGAGAATTCTCGAACACCCGAAACGTCATCCCCGACCTCTGGGACTTGAAGCTGTCAACCTATCATAGGTACACGAGCTCCTCCTCCTGGGCGGTGCTCGCCTACGAGGACCCCGACTACGACCTCAAGTGCTTCGTGGCAATGGAGCCGGATCTCGACACCCATAACGCCTACGACGAGACCCGCGACATCGTGGTCAACTCCCTCCAGTACTTCAGCTTCGGGTTCGGCAGATCCGACATGATCTACATCGGGGACATCTGAGTCAACGAAAAAGAATCCTGCCGCATGACCGGCGGGGGTAACACCCCGCCGGCTTGAGGCGGAAAGGAGAAAACATTATGGGATCAACAGCACCTGATCTTCTCAGACACCTCGGAGGTGTCCCGGTCGCGTCCGCCGGCAACTTCGCCGGCTGGTGGGGCCGGAAAATCTGGTTCGCGGATTTCGACAGCGGCACCACCGGAGCCTACGGCAATGATATGCTCAAGCCCCAGAAGAACCTCAAGACAATCCTCGACCACAGTGACTTCGGAGCCGGCGACGGGGTCTTCATCAAACCCAGGGCGCCGGATGTCTCCGGAGGTGATCCGGCTGCGATCACCCCGGCCACAGCCGTCAACTGGTCGATCGCCAATGCCGATCATTCCGTTTCTCTCATCGGCACAGGCCTCGGCGGCTACATCACTAGACTCCAAGGCCATGCTTCAGTCACCGCCAGCCCGACACTCACCGTCGCAGCTCCCTTCGTCAACATCGAGAACCTCGGACTCCGGCGCGGCGGCTCGACCTCCGGAATTCTCAAGATTCTTTCCGCCGCCGCAGCCTATAACTTTGGCTGTGTTGTCTGCAACTGCCACATCCGCCTCGCTGATTCAGCCGGAGGCCTGATCATCGAATCAGCCTGGTACACCAAAGTTCTCAACACCATCTTCTCGAGCTGCAACGTCGGGTTGCTGATCGGGTCCTCGGTTTCGGAACCGGCCGAGATAGTCTCCGACGGCTGCCACTGGATCAGCGCCGTCGGCGATACCACCGCCTGTATTAAAACCACGGGCGGGGTTGTCCGGATCGATATCCGGAACTTTTCCATGAACCATGCCGTGCCTTCCGGCGGTTCTCCGAACAGATATGTCAGCATCGCAGCTGCCTCTACCGGACTCGTTTCCAACGGGCAGACCGGAGCCGTCGATCCGACGATCGCCGACAACATGACCCTCAACGGTGTTCTCTACTCGAACATCTGGGGCGATGGCGTCGGTCCGTTCGTGGATGCGTAAAGTCATTTCGGTGAGGGGACGCTCAAACGTCCCCTCCTTTTTTTCCGGGAGGACGACATGGTTGACGGATGGAAGATATACCGGCTTTGCGATGTCTGTTGGGGAACTGGGACAACCGAACGTACCTTGGAAGGTAGCGTCGAGATCATAACGTGCCCTCAATGCCATGGGGATACGATAATTTTCTGGGGGTACGGCTATGAGAAGTCTTTTGATGAGCTTCCGCCGGAGCCAAACTGATGCACATCATAATTAAAGGGAAAACCCAAGCGGGTCGGACCCGGAGTCAGATTGAAACCGAAATCCGCAAGTCTGGCTACGGCGCGTCTCTCACCGATGAGCAGCTCGACAAAACCAAGTTCATCGAGCGCAAATGGAAGAAACGCTACGGAGCTGAGGGTTTTGTTCATCAAGACCAGGCTGATAAGGTGAAATAAAAGGAGAGAAAATGAATAAGGAATCGAGGGTAAGGATCGAGAAACTTGAGGCGGACGTTTCTTGGCTGAAGGAAGTTTTCTTGAAACTCAAGAAACAGATTGCGCTGGTCCCGGCCAAAAAACCTGTCGAAACGACCGGAGAAAAGAAGTAATGGAACCTGAGGGTCAACATGAAATTAAAATTTGTCTTTAGAAAACTGAAGAAGAGAATCCGTAAAACCAGGGCAAAACTTAGGGGGATTTCCGATACGACATTGATTATTCCCAAAAGAAAAGTCCTGGATAATCAGGAGGTTAAACATGGCTAAAAGCTGCAACAGCGCAGTCTTAGATGCGGCGCTTCAATATTTGGAGGATAACGTCGATCGAATCTCCGTATGCTCTACTCAACCGACGACCTACGCCGAGGCCATCACAACCTACAAGCTCGCCATATCTTCAACCCCGACATTCACGGGGCCGGGAGCTGGGGACGGCGGTGGGTCAAGCCGGAAAACAACGGTCGATCAGGAAGCGACGATCACGGTCGATGCGAGCGGCGATGCTCAACACATCGCCCTTTGTAAGAGCGGGACAAGCACCCTTCTTTATGTAACGACTTGCACCCTGCAAGGCCTGACTGCCGGGAATACGGTCACGATTCCGGCCTGGGATATTGAACTCGGCACGCCGACCTGACAAATTCGGAGAATTCACAGGAGGCTCGCATGGCCTGGACAGCGACGGTAACTGAAGTCTTAAAGCAAACAAACTTTATTACCGTAACAATTTATTACGAGAACGGGGTCAACAATTACACCGGTGTTTATAAACTCTACGCTTCACCGGATGCCTTATGGAAGGAAAAAACGGCACAGACAGAAATTGATCGACTAACGGGCATAGACAACACCAATATTACTACGGGTGCTGTTTCGCCATATACATGGCCCGTTTCTATTCCGGGAGACAGTGCGTATATTGTTCAGGCCGGGTTTCAGGCGTTGGCGCAGAACAAGGTTTTTATGTCGCTTTTCAATGCTTCCGGCTCTGGCCGCAAGGTTAAAATCTGGGTCGTGAAAATGCAGAAGAATTTTGCCGCCGTGACGGGACTAGCATTCCAGATGACTCTCTCGCTTAGCTCAAATCTTGGAAGTGGGGGGACAACACTCGCACCCAAAAAAACCCACTCAGGACTTCCAAATCTTCCAGCACAAATTTCTGTGCTTCATGCGCCGAGTACGGCACCGACGGAAACTAATCTTTTATTTTCCAAGTTTCTGCACTCGGAAGAGACGAACGTGGCTGCGGCAACGGATGAGGCAGTCGGGGGCATCTGGCCCGTATCAGTTCTGGGTCAGCGCTGGAACAATCCGATTACACTTAACGAAGGAGAGGGAATTTCGGTGAAACAGATCACGGCGACGACAGCGGGGACGTATAACTGTGTTGTGATCTTCACAATCGAATGAAGATAGGATGAATGGCAAAAAGATTCTGGCCTCGATTCTCCTGGCAGGAGCGCTGCTGATGGCTATTGAATTTGCCGGAACATCACAAGCCTTCGGAAATAGTGATGCTTCTCCGTCTATTGCACTGACTGTTCCAGCAGACTGCACTCTTGTCTTAGTCTGCATCGGTTGGTACAGTCCCGACGCAGTACCTTCGAGCATGGCGATAAACAGCGTTGCCATGACAAAAGAGGCTGCTTATGAGGGCTGGAATGTTGGTGATGTTCAAATTTGGAGGCTTGCCAATCCCTCGACAGGAAGCCAGAACCTTACCTGGAGTTGGCCTCAAAGCCCCTCCCTTGGTGCAGTGCTTCACGTCGTTTATCTGAAGGGCGTAAGTGCTTCGTCTCCGGTTCGGGACTCTGATTATGTTTCTACCGGCGGGGGGAGCCTGCAAATCATATTGACCACACAAAGCGGAGATAGGGTAATCGGGTTTGTGGTTGATTCAGATGCCCCTGATGCCTCACCGACCGGCAGCGGACAAACGGATATTTTGAATAGTGGGCCATTCAATACCGCTTATGCAGCAAGCGCCTACGAGGATGCAACCGGCGCTTCCGTTACCTTTACATCCTCCGGCATAGGCGGATATCATGTGTTGATCGGCGTTGCCCTGATTCCGGCGACGGGCGATACCGTTCTCACGGTCTCCGAAGGTTCTCATGCCCATTCTTCAGATGCCATCGCCCTCACTCAAGTTCATACGCTTGTTGTTTCCGAGTGTTCTCATTCCCAGGCTTGTGATGCCCCTGTTCTTATTGAGCATAAGACCCTCGCTGCTCAAGACGGCGCTCATGCTCAACTCGCAGATTCTCCCGTCCTCTCGCAACAACATACCCTAGCCGTTGCCGGCGCAGATCATGCTCATGGAGTCGATGCGCCCGTGCTCACGCAGGTGCATACGCTCGTTCCGAGCGAGAGTTTGCACACCCAGACGACAGATATGCCGGCTCTCACGCAAGCCCACGTTTTAGCAATTTCCGAGGGAACTCACGCGCATACGGTGGACAATGTTGTTCTTGATGTCTCGGTGACTCTTGAAGTGGCCGAGGCTGCCCATGCCCACGTAGTGGACTCACCCGTGCTCGCGCAAATCCATACGCTCGCCGTAGCGGAGGCCGCCCATGCTCATGCCGTTGATGGTGCTGTACTCGCTCAACAACATATCCTTGTTGTTTCCGAGTCGGTTCATGTCCATACCTGCGATGGCGTGTTGTTAAATGTTTTTTTGGTTGTCGCTGACGCAACCCACGCACACGAGGCAGATAACATTGTCCTTCAAACTGGAGGAGCCGGGACGGTCTATGGGCGTTTGACCTTGGCTATTGGTATAGGGATATAATGGTGAAAAGGAGATAAAATAATGGCGAACAAATTTGATGCGAACATGGGCCTGTGGATTCTCGACACGGCCGATGTCATCTGGCCAAAGCCCCTTTGGATCAAGAAGATTTTCCTTTATCCCAATGCGGCCGGTGATTACGCTGTGATCAGAAGTTATGATCTTACCGCAACTCCCAAGGCGACTATGGCCTCCAAGACGGTGACCGTGACACTCGAGACAACCATCACCTCGACCGGGAATTTCGAGACAGCCGAGGTGGCCGCAGACGACATCATCTACATCTATGGGAGTTCAACCGGAAATAACAAAGGTGTGTTTCCGGTAGCTACAAGAAGTAGCGATGATGCGATAATTGTCGGTTCCACCTGGGACGATACGGGTCCGCTCACCAACGAGGCTTCCAAGGTCTATTCCTGGAAGATCATAACGCCCTACGTCTCTATCCCCATCCTCAGCCCGGCAGTAGACAAGCAACAAGTTGAGATTGATTTCGGAGACAAAGGTATTTGTCTCCCGAATTTCATCCTGACAGCCCTGTCCACATCAACCAAACTTTATATCTACGTATAGGATGAATCATGGCTCGCTGGAGAGTGAACCCCGAAAATGGGACAGTGGCTGGGCTTGAAGCCGACTTTGCCCCGTTCTGTCCCTACTGTGTAACCGTCCTCCAACCGGTCGCGTTGAAACTTCTGAATTTTCAGCTCAATGAACCCGGCTGGTGGGAAAGAGGAGAAAAGAATGCCTACGCGATTGATGTCGAAACTTGGTGCCCTGATTGCGGCTATTGGGCTCCTTTTGGCGTCGCCTGTCCGGTGGATCATTGGAAAAAGATTCGGACTCAGGCGGCGGAAGCTTACGCCGGCGCTCGTACCAAAGTGGATCAGGTCTGAGAGTGTTTTTCTCGGACATGAACCGACTTTCGATATTACCTGCCGCATCTGCGATGAGGAAATGTTTCTTCGCTACACCGCCGTGGTGCTCGAGCGCATCATCATGCGAGCCGGCCATAAGGCCTGTAATGAGCTCGCCTATAAGTGCCCGGAGTGCGGCCTCGTCGATCGCTTCATTGTTCCTGACAGCTCCGATTATATAAGACAAATGCTCCAGGCCCGGAACGGAGTAGAGCTCTACTACCCGCCCATCGGGACCTGGAGGAAGATCTCCGACAAGATCCGCCTCCAGCTCGAGGGCATAGGTTACGTTGGAGGAATGGCAACAAATGAAAAGCCTGAAGCTCAGGTACTATGGCCGGGAAGTTGAGGCCGACCAGTCTCACCGCTGGTGCGTTCTCTGCGGTAAGGCCTACACTCGCTACGAGCTCGACTTCTATTCCGGGAGCGTTGAGCCGGTTGAGGGTGAGACTCTCACCGGAGCGACTTCCGCAGAGACGGGCATCATTGAAGACGTGAACCTTGTCGGCGGGAGCTACGCCGGCGGGGATGCCCACGGGACGATTGTCTTTACGGCAGCTTCGGGGTCTTCTGATTTTGAGGTTGACGAGCTCATCAACGGTTCTTCTGGCGGCGACAATATTATGACCGTCCGGTGTTCAACCCAGCGCCGGCACGGCCGGCTGTATCCGACTAGGGCTTTAATCTTGCGCGAAGGGCGGTACTACTGCAAGCCGCACTACCGTTACCGCTTTCGCCCCAGAGATCGGGATAAGCAAAAAATTCAGATTCGGGAGTCAAACGATGATTAAAATCACCCCCTTCGGGGACAGGATGCTGGTCAGATTTCTGCCCAAAGAATCCGTTATTGGAAATCTCATTATCCCCGACTCGGCCGCCCAGCGCTCTTGGCTTGCCGAGGTCATGGCCTGTGGAGAGAAGGTCATCCTTTATAAGCCGGGACAAATCGTGGTCTTGAGCTTTTACACGGGTATTGTGATCAATCTCTTTGAGAATCATTGGCTCACGACCGCCATCCGCATGGTGACTCAAGAGGAAGTTCTTGGCCTGGCGGTAAAAGTAGAGGTGGAGAATGGGTGATTGGACATTTTCCGAGTTTAAACGATATCTGAAGTTTCGCTTCACGAAAAGAGCCGATATCGAGAATTTTGAGGGGGTTAATCTCTATGAAAGTGCTTTGAATGCAGCCTACATGGCCCTCGCCACAAGGAAACAGATTTTCCAGGTCAGGATGAATCTTCGCTTCCCGGAACTTGAGACAACCGATGCCACTACCGGGACCAGTACTGTTGATGGAACGGCAACGATCGCTAAGGCTTCGGCTGCTGTTCAGATAATCGATGTCTATGACGCGACAAACAACGTCTCTCTCGATTGGATCCCGCTCAAGAAATACCTCGACTATACGGATCGCTATGACACGGGAGCCGAAGCAGCGCCTACCGAATGGACACGCTCGGGCGGGTATATCTATCTTCACCCGACCCCGGGTGCTGTCTATAAGATTTACCAGTACTTTCGTAAGCGGCCGGATCTCCTGGCTGCGATCAATGACGTTACTGTTATCGGGCCCGAATGGGATGAACCCATCATGGAGTTTGCTACTTATAAACTTCTGATGTGGTTCAACGAGTTCGACAAAGCCAAGTTCGTGAAGGAAGAATTTCTGGACATGGTGATCGGTATCCTCGGGATGTACGAGGCCGAGGAAACGAGCCGGAAGGAGCATCTGCGGCCGGCTCCGGGGCTTAGGGATCCGGGGAGACGCTGATGGTGAAAGAGTTGGTTAAGGTCATCGTGACACAGCGGATTTACCAGAATGAGAAACTTGCCCGGCTGGTGGGTAGACTCGGAAAGCATCAGCGTCCGGCCTGGAGGTTCATTGCTTGGTTGAAAAAGAATCCCCGGATCGATAAACGACTCCGGGGAAAACTGATCGATACCGTAACTGTGGAGGAAAAACATGGGAATGACTCAAGAAGGTAAAAGGGAATTAACGGGCCTCGTGGGCAACATCGGGAGCTATAAAACAGCTTTTGGCTGGATGGCCCTCGACTCATCCGCTACGGCGTTTGTAAAGACCCAGACGGCCCTGGTCAGCGAGATCGCGAATACCAACGGCCTTGGCCGGGCTGCGGCCACAGTGACCCAGCAGACGACCACCGATACCTCGGACACGCTCCAGTTCTATAAGTCCTGGACTTGTACAGGTGGCACGACTGGTGTCAATGCCGTGGGCGTCTTTAACGCTTCATCGAGCGGCACCATGGGGAGTAGAGATGTCCTCGCTGCGACCAGGACTTTGACCTCCGGAATGACGATCACAGAAACAGTCAAATGGGTTTTCGCGTAGGGTGAGTAGATGGGTTATATAGTCTATCCGATATCGCCGATCGAGCACGCGATGTCCACGGAGACATCGAAGCTCTACACCGCTCCGGGGTTTTCGCCTTGGGTTTTTAACGGGCGGATTGACCAGAGTTCTTTTATAAAGCGGTGGGGCTATACGGTGAATCGGAATCTCGGGACCAATGCTCCTGTCTATGTTATCGCCAGATACGTCACGACCGCCGGGACGCCGTACACTATTTATCTCACAGACAAGGATGCCTGTAAAAAGGAAACGGCAACCGGAAAGACCTTTAGCTACATCACGGATACCGGAGACTATAATGGCAGCGTCACCAGTATCGCGACCAATGTCGTGACCTTCAAGGCGGCGACAATCGCGGACACGGAGGACATCGCCATAGGAGATATGTTTATCCTGGATACTGATCACACGGCGGACGTGGAACCGGACACAAACTGGGCTGAGATCGCGACGGTAGTCTCAGCAGGCGGATTCATAACAGGCTTGACTCTGACCGCGAGTTATACGGGCACGACCGGCTCGTGGGGGGGGGCGGAAAAACCTTGTTTAGTCCGCAGGGTTTACTCGGCTGCTGACGCTTCGCGCTGGACTTATTCGATCGTTGGCGGAAAGTTCTGCTTCACCAATGGGAATACCAATGTTCAGTACTGGGCCGGGTCCGGGTACTGCACAGCGCTCGACGCGACCAATGCAACAAAGGCTAAGTACTGCATTGAATATGCCTCCAGGCTGGTGCTCGGCAATCTTTATGTCTCGGCCGCCCTGGCTCCCTTTACTATAAAGGGGTCGGATTTGAATACTCCCACGGCTTGGACGGGGACTTCGAGTTTCGAGATAGACCTTTTGGACACGGAGGATCATATTACCGGCCTGGCTACGGCCGGTCCGAATCTCTTTGTTTTCAAACCCGACTCTTATTCGATCTGGTACAGGACAGGTCTTACGACAGATCCTATAAAAAGGGGATCTACCAAGTTGGGTCATGGGAGCCCTGCTCCCTACAGTCTTGTCCAGGTAAAAGGCACGGCTGCTTGGATGGGCCGGGATGACTTTTACGTCCTGAACGGTGAGGATGCTGAGGCGATCGGGCAGAGGATAAGGCATTTCTTTTTCTCCGAGGCTGACCCCACAACTGTCTGGGCGGGGGTTAATTATCTGACTTATGAAATCATGTGGGTGGCGGACACGCTCAACTACGGGAAGATGGCCTTTGTTTGGAACTGGAAATATTCCGAATGGTATCTCTATCGTTTTCCCGATGACATTACCTGTCTCGGGAGAGGGGTCTATACGTAATGGCTAAACCGGCCGGCCCTATAAATACGGGGATAACACCGACTGGTGCGCTTACCCATACTTTAACCTGGGAAAATACCGGGGTCTATAGTGGCGTAGATGTCTATAGGAATCAGGATGGCGGAGCGTTTTCGTTAATTGATTCTATAGGTGGAGAGGAAGAGTCATATGCCGACACCGTATCCACCAACATCATTTACGGGTACAAGGTTT